GAGGCGGTGAGGCGGTGAGGCGGTGAGGCGGTGAGGCGGTGAGGCGGTGAGGCGGTGAGGCGGTGAGGCGGTGAGGCGGTGAGGCGGTGAGGCGGTGAGGCGGTGAGGCGGTGAGGCGGTGAGGCGGTGAGGCGGGGCGGTCCGGTGCGGTGAGGCGTGGAAAAGAAAAAAGGCCAACTTCCCAAATTTGGGAAGTTGGCCTTTGTGCTTTACGGGAAAGCTAGCGAGGCGGAAAAGCTGTTTTGCGTTTATCTCATGGCGGAGAAATCAAAAGGCGAAGCTTATGAATCAACTCCTTTGGTTCGCAGATAATTGGAGCGCCTCGCGTATAATCGGCAATACTTCGGTCTGTGGTCCGGGAAAAGAAGTTGCGCGGGGTGGAATAGCTTTGGCCCGTGATGAGGTTGCGGAAAGCTACGGGTTCACGGTACGAAACTAGCACCTCTGCTTTCTCGCCATAGGTGGCTACCGTGGCGCTTGCGTTAGTTCCGGGTTTTATTGAATCAGGTTCAGCAAAGGGAATAGCAGACCGAACACGGTCAAGCCGTGCCTCTCGGCCCGTGCCCAATTTGGCAAAATGTGAAGAGTAGGAAAAACTCATTTTGAGAGGATGCTGATTTGATTGAACGCTGGATTTACAAAGGCGGAGACTAGGCGGAAAGTCAGAGCCCGCAAATTTTCCACCGTTGCGCCGATTAACGGCGGAAGTGCGGGCGAAGATTTGATTTTCTCAACCTCTGCCTCTGCCTCTGCAACTTGCTTCTGTTTATCCGCAAGAAACGCCGGAAAATTGGCGTTGTTTTGCTCTATTTGTGCGAGTTTTTCGGCGTAATCATGCAAAGCCCGGCGCTTTGCATCTGCGAATTCAGCCAACTTCAGGATGGAACGTCTTTCCACTTCCGCCGCAAAAGCGGCTTCATCCGTTTGCGGAATGGCGGGCTTTCCCGACAATCTTTGGACTGTGTGCGTTGGCTTGCATAATTCGGCCACTTCAGGACCAAAGTCTGAAGGGTTCACCCTGTGGCAACCCGCTTGCAAGAGGGTTGCGGGTGTATCAAAGTGCCGGATTTGAAGCAAATTCACTTTTCCGTAGGGCGTAGGAAGTTGAGAGGAACACCCGGACCGCAACCAATTGGCCAAAGTGGAGAGGTTGAATGGGCAAGCAATCCCGGACGAAAGGGAAATTTTCCCTTCAGGGTCAACTGTGGCCGAGTAATTCGCCCTTTGGTCAACGTGCGTCCATACCTCATCAATAGCGGGAAAGCGAAGCCCTTCAACGTTCCAGCTAGTTCCAGCGCCTAATGCCCGGGCTTTGTTTTCAAGGTTATACTCTAGAAAAGTAGCCTCTGCTTCTTGCTGCCTTCTGATTTGGTAGTTTCTGTTTTCCAGCGCTTCGCCTTTCGCTTTTTCGGCCCTAGTTGGCCAGCTTTCCGCACCTAGCAAAGCGCCTTTGGCTTTGGACAAAGCAGACTCCGCGACAAGCAAAGCGCTTTCCCGTTTGGTGTTTTCCCGTTCAATTGCTTGCGCTCGCAAACCGGCGACGCCGTGCATTCGCCAAAAATTTTCTTTGAGCCAAGCGGACAAAGTGTCCGCTTGCTCGCCTTGACCCGGGCGGAAAAAAGACGGCAGAGGATTGCCAAAAATTGAACAGTCAAGCGCCGCAACTTCTTCCGAAGTGGGAGAGAGTTTGCGGTCAATATACGCCAATTTTTCCGATGGGGAAAAATAAAAAAACCGGACGTTCAGATATGAACCAACGGAAAAGAAAGAAGTGATTCGCGTCACTTCGCCATGCCTGCGAATCTCAAGCCAAGACTGACCGCTCTTCAGGGTGAAATCGCCGAAAGGAGTCTCCAAAATGCTCTTAAGCATAAAGGCCAATTTTGTATCTGTGTACTCAACGGTTAACCCGTGGTCTGCGATATGCTTCAGGATATCTACTTTTGCTACTTGATACGTTTTCATTTGTTTCTGTGTTTCTGTGTTTCTGTGTTTGTTCGGTTCAGGATGAACCGAAAAAGTTATTCGGCGGCGTAGGCGGCGGCGTAGGCGGCGGCAACGCGGGCGGCGGCGCGGGCGGCGGCGCGGGCGGCGGCGGTGGCGGTGGCGGTGGGAGGGGACATGAAAGAAACCATAGGACGCATTAGTTGACTTTCAAGACCTAATTTCAAAAAGCGCGTAAGTCACTAATGCGCCAAAGGGTTAAAAAACGCTGAACACAATAACCATTTATTGTGCTACTTAGTGTGATAGGTTTTAAGCGTTGTTAGTTAGCAACTTGCAAAGTCTGCACACATAAGCACACATCTTTCTGTATCGCTGACAGAATAGATTAGGGTAAGAGGATATTTTCTGCCAGCGGGGGAACCTCGTTTTTGGTGTGTTTTTGTGTTATTGTGAACGGTGTTACGTAAACGCTTGGTCAAACAACTTTTTATAGGTCAACTAATCTGAACACATTAATTCAGATGCTGAATTAATGTGTTCAGGGGAAAGCCCGGAAGGCGAACGGACCGCCGCAAATGGAAAAACAACGGGTTTCCTAAGTGGCCGATTGCGTAAGTGGCCGATTGCGTAAGTGGCCGCTTGCGTAAGTGGCCGCTTGCGTAAGTGGCCGCTTGCGTAGGTAAGAGATTAAGTCAAAACAGCACCGCCGCACCGCCGCACCGCCGCACCGCCGCACCGCCGCACCGCCGCCCCGCCGCACCGCCGCACCGCCTCACCGCCCCGCCGCCTCACCGCCCCGCCGCCTCACCGCCCCGCCGCCTCACCGCCCCGCCGCCTCACCGCCCCGCCGCCTCACCGCACCGGACAGCGCCGCCGCACCGCCGCCTCACCGCACCGGACAGCGCCGCCTCACCGCACCGGACAGCGCCGCCTCACCTCACCGCACCGCCGCCCCGCCGCCCCGCCGCCCCGCCGCCCCGCTAACTAGGCAGAATTTTCCTAGGGTGTTTACCCTAGGCAGAATTTTCCTAGGGTGTTTACCCTAGGCAGAATTTTCCTAGGGTGTTTACCCTAGGCAGAATTTTCCTAGGGTGAAATCCCTAGGCAGAATTTTCCTAGGGTGAAGTCCCTAGGCAGAATTTTCCTAGGGTGAAGTCCCTAGGCAGAATTTGCCGGTCTCGACCTAGAAAATGGGTCCCATCCAAACGCGCACCCACCACCTCTCCGCCAAATAGCGGATCACTTAGCCAAAGTCAACTAGCACCCCCTCCCCCAAAAAATTTTTTGCCCCATAAACAGAAAGTCAACTAAAGCATTGACTCCACCAATGCGCCCAGCATCCTAGACGCCTCACACCATGAAATTCCACATCACGAAACTCCTGTCGGGAAAATTCCTTCTTGAAGATCGCTCCGGCTGGTGGAGCTGGCACGACTTGGGGTTGTTTGATTCCTACAACGAAGCCACCGACCACGCCGACCAGATTGTGCTCCGCGCTCGCGCCCAGCCGGAAGTGTTCGTTTACGAACCCGACGACGAGCACCTGTCCACCGTCGAGCTGAAGCCCTTTTCGCCGACAAAACCCAAAGCCCGGTTCGTCCCCCAGCAGGAACTCGCCCCCGTCAACCCTCCGCCGTCAGCGCCCTAAGCCATGCCCCGCGTAGCGATCCAAGACCAGTTTAGCCACATCCCCAGCAAGCAACGCCGCTGGCAACTTCGGCGTGAAGCCGAGGGCGGGTGTCGGCTCTGCTCCGAGCGTGCCTTCAAGTGGGGCTACTGCCTGCATCACGCCCAGAAACAGGCGGAGCACACCCGAGACACCGTCAAGCTGCGAAAAATCAAGACCGTCGTGGCGGAGATAGCCCGTGGCAAGCAAGCCGCCGCCGAGCAACAGGAACGTGAAAGTCTTCTCTGATCCCCGCTATGCCCGGACCCCGCTATCCTGAGCCCGTGACCAAAGCCGAGAACCGCCTCGTGTCTTCCCGCGTCAAAGCACTCAACAACATGACCCCGGTTAAGCTGGTAGAGATTGCCCGCAACTACTCGGTCAAATCCGTCCAGTTCCTCGCCGCGACGCTGGAGGACCCCGATATGCCTCCCGCCGTGCGGCTCCGCGCTGCGGAGATTCTGCTCGACCGTGGGTGGGGCAAGGCCGCGCAGTCGGTCAGCGTCGAGGTCCGCGACGCCAACCCCGGTGGCGTGCTCGCCCTCAGCATCATGGAGCGCGTCGCCCAGCTCAAGGCCGCAGCCAGCGTCCCCGGCACCGTCGAGTTGGAGCCGTCCGACGCCCAAGTCATCACCGACGAGGACGACGGGCTGGATCACCTCGCGGCCAAGCCCGTCGAGCCGATAGAAACTCCCGAAGACCTACTGTGAACAAAGACTTCATCCCGTTCCCGCAGTTTTTTGAGGAGGTGTTTGTCCCGCTGAACAAACTCGAACTGCCGATCAAGCCGCTTCACCGCGACACTTGCCGCGTGTTGCAGAAAGCGTTCTTCGGCGAGCTGAAGAAAAATTGGGTCGTCATCAACGTCCCGCCCCGCGTCGGCAAGACCAAGATGGTCGAGGCGTGGGTCGCGTGGGCGCAGGCGTATTTCCCCGACAGCCAGTTCATCCAGTGTTCCTACTCCAACACGCTCGCGGAAGCGTCGTGCCGCTACATCCAGCAAACAATGGACTCGCCTTGGTATCGGGAGCTGTTCCCGCACACGCGGCTTGGTGGCGTGAGGCAGGCCGGTGACTTCAACACCACCGAGGGAGGCCGCGTCTATGCCGACGGCGTCGGCGGATCGCTGACCGGCGTTGGCGCGGGGCTCAAGCGCCCGTGCGGCGGTGCGATCATCTTGGACGACCCGAGCAAGCCCGACGAGGCGCTGTCCCGCGTCGAGAGCGACAAACTGCGGGTCTGGTTGGAGAACACGCTGAAGTCCCGGCGCAACTCGTCGCAATACTGCCCGATCATCGTGGTGATGCAGCGGCTACACCCGGACGACCTCTCGGGATTCATCTTGCAGAATTACCCGGACGACGTGGAGCACATCAAGTTTCCCGCGCTCGTGAACGGCGAGTCGGCCATCCCCGAGACCGTCTCGACCAAAGACCTGCTCGACACCCAGCGAGTCAACCCGTTCACCTTCGCCGCGCAGTATCTTCAGGAGCCCATCATCCAAGGGGGCAATCTTATCAAGCTGGACAACTTCCGCTACTACGACTTCGAGGCACCGCCGAAGATCGAGTTGAAGATTATTACCTGCGACACCGCGATGAAGGCCCGAGAGTCGAGCGACTACTCGGTGTTGCAGTGTTGGGGCCGGAGCCTGAAGCGGGCGTTCCTGATCGACCAGATTCGCGGCAAGTGGGCACCCGCCGAGTTGCTGGCCAACTCGCGCAAGTTTTACGAGAAACACCACAAAGCAACCTCGCCGCTCTCCTACATCGCCGTCGAGGAAGCGGGCACCGGCTACGGGCTCATGTTGGAGATGCGGAAGAAAGGCATCCCCGCTCGCGGCATCACCCGGCTCACCGACAAAGTCAGCCGCGTGAAGATGGCGTTGCCCTATCAGGAGACCGGGATGGTGTTTTTGCCCAAGGGCGCTCCGTGGCTTCCGGCTTTTGAGCAGGAAATCGCCATGTTTCAGGACGACGGTAAACAGCGGCATGACGACCAATGCGACTGCTTTGCCGACGGCGTCTCCCTGCTTTTGAGCAAAGGCACGTCGATCCTGAACGTCCTTGGCACCGACCGGCGAAAAAAGTAGTTGACCAAATACTAGAAGCGTATTTGGTCTCCGTTGTCGCTGCGGTTCGCATGAAGATGCAAAGGATTCCGCCTCGCAGGCTACTTGGACTGGCGACAACTCGGCCCACCGGCAAAGCCTCCTCTTCAGGGAAGGATGTCCGGTGGGCTTCTTATTTCCGCCTTGCCGTATCACCGGAACCATGACAACGCTCGGGCGAATGAAATACCTCCTTCGACTGCTCACTGCATTGTTTTTCTCGGTCGGCGGCGCTCAGGCGCAGTGGACTTACAGCGGGGCCAATATGCCGAACGGCATCGGGGCCGTCACCATTATGGGTTTGGACAACACCAACGCCATCGTGCCGCTCAAAATCAATTCGTCCGGTCAACTGATCGTTACCGGAGGCGGCGGTGGCGGCGGTGGCGGCGGTTCGATCACGCCTTTTGATCCTCAGAGTTTCCGCCTCTCCGACGGCACCAACTGGCAGCAAGCCGCGCTGGATCGCACCACCGCCGCCGCGCCGTTTGCGTTTCGGCTCTCGGACGGCACCAACTTCATCACGACACTTCCGGTTTCGATTGCTTCATCCGTAGCCGTCACCGGCACGTTTTGGCAAGCCACCCAGCCCATTTCCGCCGCGTCGCTCCCGCTTCCCGCTGACGCGGCTACGCAGACGACTCTAGCTGCGCTCAACGCCAAAATTCCCGCTGTTGGCCCAGCCAGCGATGCCGCGTCGCTACCGGTTGTTTTGAGTTTCAAAGAAACCATCGGGCCATTCACGGCGCAATCTACGGGTAACAACTTGCTCACCGCCGATGGCTCTTGGTTTGACGCTCAGGGAGACAATTCTTTTTCGGTTCAAATCATCGCTTCAGCGGGCATCTCTGCTGGACAGATTATCTTTGAACAGACCAACGACACCACGAACGCCCCCAACGGCGTGACTTTGGCCGTGGACGAACAAGGCGTCATCAACGCCAACCCCATCACCGCTGCGCTCTCGATTGCCGCCAGCACCAACCGAATGTTCAAAGGGGCCATCACCGGCAGGTATATTCGAGTCAGAATCTCGACCGCGTTTGTTGGCGGCACGGTTCGGGCAGTGGGGGCTTTTTCCCCCCTGTCGTATGCCGGTGTGACGCTCAACGTGCAACAGGCCACGGCAGCTTCTCTTGCGGTCACGGCGAGTTTAGCCGCCACGCAAACTCTTTCCACGGTCACGACTCTCACGGGCGGCAGCGTAGCAGAAGACTCGGCAACCACAACGAGTCCGCACATTGTTGGCGCGATTGCCCGCACCGCGCTTCCCGCCGCAACCGTCGTTGCCGGTGATGCGGTGCGTAACACGTCGTCAGTTTCCGGTCAGCTTATCATGAAACCGTTCGCTGTGCGCGAGCTGGACTTTTTTGCCAACGTAACCGTTACCACCGCCACCCAAACCGCCATCCGTGCCGCGCAGGCGGCGGGCATCCGGCAAAACGTCACGTCGATTACCTACCAGAACACCAACGCGGTTACGACAACTCTAACCATTCAGGACGGCAACACTACGTTGATTCAGGTGAGTGTCCCCGCAAGCATGACGGCTCCGGTGCAGCTTCAATTCCCGACGCCGCTGTTTGGCACCGCCGCGACGGCGCTCAACTACACCGCAGGCACGACCGCAGCAAACATCCTCCTAAACGTCACAGGTTTCAACTCCTACTAAGGCATGAGCTGGCCAGCGATCACCGTAGAGGCGTCCGATTACGACCCCTTGGTCTTCGGCTGGAATATCCAGTGTCGAATTGTCAGCGCCGACGGAAGCGTCCGCGCCGGGGTTGAATTTGTTGCTCTGCCCAGCACCGCCACGCCGCAGGAAATACTCGCCGAACTCGCAAAGAAATACCCATGACAGCTCCCACTACCCAAGAGACGCGGCTTAATTCGTTGAACGATTTGGTTGACCAGACAACCGGGGGTTTTGGTGGGCTTCAGACGCAGACGATTGCCCAGCCTTACACGTTGGCTTTGGGCAACGCGAGCGTTCCGCTGACGCTTAACCGCATTGTCCTGTCCTACTCTTACATGACGCAGGGTTTGGTTCAAACCTTGGTCGGTCAGCCGGTGGACGACGCTTTCCGGGGCGGCTTTGACATCACCACCGACGAGTTGGACGAGAAGGAAATCGCCCAGCTTCAAACGGCGATGAAGTGCTCGCGCAAGCGCGACCGGGGAAGCCGGTTCAAACGTCCGCTCAGTCCGGGCTCTGCGGCCAGCCTTGGGAACTCGGACATCAAAGTGGCGATGGACGTTTGCAAGTGGGCAAGGCTCTACGGCGGCTCGGGTCTTATCATCAACACCGACCAAGATTTTCGCACCCCGCTCGACGTGTCAAAGATCACCAAAGACTCGCCGTTGGAGTTTCTGGCGGCGGATCGGTGGGAGTTGATCCTGAATCAGACCAACATCTACTCGGACCGGAACCCCTGCCCGTTCAACTACTATGGCCTCCCTCTCAACTCAAGTCGTGTCATTAAAGTGCTGGGTATTGAAGCTCCCTCTTACATCCGTTTGCGTCTTCAAGGTTGGGGGATGTCCGAAATCGAGCGTTGTATTCGCGCCATCAACTCGTTTGTCAAATTTGAGAACTTGGTTTTCGAGCTTCTGGACGAAGCGAAGATCGACGTGTTCTCCATCATGGGGTTCAACGATTCGCTTCTGACCGACGAGGGCACCACGAACACGCAACGCCGGGTGGCGCTCGCCAACCGGATGAAGAATTTCCAGAACGCCCTCGTGATGGACAAAGAGGACACTTACCAGCAGAAGCAGATTTCTTGGTCGGGTCTGGCGGAGATGTGGAACGAAATTCGTCTTAACCTCTCGGCGGATTTGAAAATCCCGATGAACAAGCTGTTCGGCCAATCGGCCACGGGGTTTGGCGGCGGGCAGGACGCCATCGAGAATTACAACTCCGTCATCGAGACCGTGCGCTACAACGCCGAACCTGTCGTGAACGAAATTGCCGAGCTGCGATGCCAACAGCTTTTCGGGTTTGTCCCGGAGGACTTGGGCCTTGCGTGGAAACCGCTCAAGATGCTGGACGGCGTGCAGGAGGAAGAAGTCAAAGCCAGCAAGCAGACCCGGATTATGGAAATGTTTACGCAGCGTCTTGTCACCGGACAGGAAGCCTCGCGGCTTTTGCGCTCGGAAAAACTTCTCGGCATCAAAACCGAAGTCTCCGAAGGCACCCGCGACGTGGACCCGTTGCCCGACGCGCCTGCGGGCAAGGCCGAAAAAAACCGAGAATAAATGAGAAAGGTTTTGGCCCCCATAGTTGCCCCGGAGTTTGCCGCTCCCGAGGTTGAGTCCGAGCTAGTCGCCTACTTGGAAGACGTGCTGCTGACTCCGTTAAAAGACGCCTTGGCCGAACTTCGGCAAAACTCGGCGGACCCGATTATTGCCGCGCTCAACTCGGGGCAAATCCAGTATCACGACGGGCGGTTTGTCGGAAAGTTCAACGCCGCCATCAGTCTTGCGTTGCGGACTTTTGGAGCGGTTGCCTCGGGCAACGGGTTTGAGTTGCCGCTTTCCGGCTTGCCTCTGCCGATCCGTCATGCGGTCTCGCAAGCCAAGGCACAGGCGGAGGAAAAGCACCGCGAACTTTTGTCGCTGTTGGCGTTTCTTTCCACGACGGTTTTGATCGCACCAACGGGTATCGACTTTGGGAATACGTTTGACAGTTTTCTTGAGGACTTGCATGAGCAATTCCGTCGGTCGGTTTCTTCAGGGAGAAAAACTCCTCCTTCGGCCCCGTCGGGTATGTCTTCGCGGCTGGGGGAGGAGTTCACCTCCCGAGTGAGAAAGGCCGCGCAAAATCTTGCCGCCGCCGAAGCCCATGACCTCCGCCTCAAAATCCAGCAAAATCTCTCTATGGGGGCGAGACGTGACCGGCTTGACGCTATTGTCGAAGCGGAGCGCGGGATTCTTCTCCGTAAAACCCGGATCATCTCTGAAGCTGAGGTTGCGGGCGTTGTGGCGGATTTTACCAAGTCTCGTTGCGAAGATATGGGGATCACCAGCTACGTTTGGGAAACGATGGGCGACCACAAAGTCCGGCCCACTCGTGGCGAAGCAAACAACCATCGCGCTCTCGAAGGACGGGAATTCAGTTTTAACAACCCCCCGGTCGTTGATTCTGCCACAGGGCGGCGCTGCAATCCGGGGGAAGATTACGGTCCTTGCCGATGCGTGGCTCGTCCGATCCTCATAACATGAAAACCTCCGCGATGGAAGAGCTGGAACTGCATTACGCCGAGAGCGACCGATTTAACATCGCGGTCGAGTCCAAGACTTTTGACTGCAAATTTATCGAGCCCGGAATTGTTTCCTACCGGGACGTGGGCGGCTCCATCGAGTTGCTGCGAAAAGAAACGCTCGACCGCTGCATGGCGTCGGTTGTCGGCACTCCGTTGATCGTAAATCACACCCGGATCGACGCTTCAAACCGAATGGAGTTGGAGCACGGAATTATTCACGATTGGAGCTACAACGCGGACGACGGTTGGTTCTACGTCAAGGGTTCGGCGGACACGGAAGAATCCAAGTCCCGGATGCGCCGTGGAGAAAAACCATCCTGCGGTTACAAAGTGCTTGCGCTGGGGCCGGGGGGTGTGTATCACGGAATTAAATACGATGCTGAAATTTTGGAATTACAGTTCAACCATCTTGCGATTGTGGATCGCCCCCGCTACGAAGACGCAATTTTTCGTCTGAACTCTTTGGCTCAACAAACTACTCCCATGCTGTTCAAATTTCTAAAACGTCTGGTCACTCAGGAAAAGAACGCCGAAGGCGCGACCGTTGAAGCCGTCAAAACCGAAAAGCACGACATCACCTCGGAAACCGAGTTTGTGGTGAACGGTGAAAAACTCCGGTTGAACCAACTCTTCGACACCTACCTTGCTGAGACCGCCGCCGCTTACAACGCTGGTCCCGAGGACGGCATCGAGGCGGCTGGCAAAGTCATCACCTTCGCTGAACTCGCTTCCGCGCACAAAAAGAAACTTGACCGCGAGAACGCGGCTCAAGTTGCCGCCAAGGAAAAAGCCGAAGCTGAAGAGAAGGAAAAGACCGAACGCGAGAACTCGGAAAAAGCGGCTAAAGAAAAAGCCGATGCGGAGGCCAAGAAAGAAGCCGACGCCGAGCGCGACAACGCCATCAAAGCCGAAGCCGAAAAGAACGCCGCCGCGTTCAAGACTCTTCAGTCGGCCAACCAAGGAATTTTTGTCGAGGCTCCGACTTCATCCGGCTCTCTTGCCGAGCGCGTCGCCTTGGGTAAAAAACGCTACTAAATTTCACCTCAGCCTAACCACATCCTACCATGCCGTTCCTCACGCAGTCCATGAATCAGTTCGCGCAAGACCCCATCTTGGGCCTTGTGAGCATGATCCCGAGCCCCAATGTGGTTTCGGCGGTCATTAACCGTGCCTCTGTTGCCACCACCATCCAAGTCGGAGACGCGGTCAAACTGATTGACGACGTATCCGGGGCCATCACGGTTGACCGTTGCTCCGGCCCGACGGACGGCCCGGTGTTTGGCGTCATCGCCTACAACGCACGCAAGAATCTTTACTCCCCCGGTGACTTGATCGAAGTCGCCGGTCCGGCGAGCTACGTTTACCTCAAGACCTCCGCTGCGGTCGCTCGCGGGGCAAAGGTTACGACCACGGCTTCGACCACGTCGGAAGACGCCCGCGTCGCCACCGTGTCCGTTCCGGCCACGCAATACGTCACCGGCATCGCCGCTGACAAAGCCTCCGGGGCCAACGCCCTCATTCGAGTTATCGTCACCCCGTCCCTCAATAGCGGCGTCTAAACCCAGCAAAACCAATTCTTATGAAAAGCGTCCTCTTCCGCCCCACGGGCAAATTCGATTCGGCTGGCGTAGAAATCCGCGAGCCGATGTTCCTCTCCAACCGCCAGACGGCGGGCAAGTCGCTCTATCAAAACGGCGACCGCAACAACGCTCTCGACGTGCGCTACAACGCCGCCGCCGCGTCCGCCGAGAACGCCTCGGGCTACCAAATCTTGATCGACACGATGACGTTCATCAAGCAACAGCAGTCCACGCAGTCGTTCTACGACTTGGGCGGCAAGAAGCCTTCGGACTTCATTCCGGTTGCTGTTGGTGATGGTTCGTGGGCCGGTAGCATCCTGACCCGCCGCACCTACCAGAACACGGGCGACTTTGAAGCCGCTCTGGTGCGCCAAGGTTCCAACAACAACCGCATCACGCAGACCGACGTTGCGATGGACTCTGTCACGCTCGACACGTTCATCTTCAACGACGGCGTCACCTACTCGCTCGCCGAAATCGAGCAAGCATTGGTCGCGTCGAATTGGGACATCATCTCGTCCAAGCACGAGGCCCGTTTGACCAAGTGGCAGCTCGGCATCCAAGCCGTTGCGTTCTTGGGCACGCGCTCCGGCAGCATGGAAGGTCTGTTCAACAACACCCAGACCAACATCAACACCTCGTTGATTACCTCCCCGATTTACGGTCTGAACGCGGCGAACTTCAACACGTTCGTCTCGACCCTGATCCAGACGTATTTCGCCAACTCCAACTCGACCAAGTTGCCCACGCATTTCGTCATCCCGATGTCCGATTACCTCGGTCTTGCGGGCGCGTTGGTCCCCGGTTCCGCTGGCACCTTCCCGGTCCCAATGCTGACCTACTTGGAGAACGTCTTCAAGACCGCCACCAAGAACCCGAACTTCGTGATCGAGGGCAACGCTTACGCCGACGCCAGCAACTCGAACACGCTTCGCGGCATCAACAAGTTCACCTACGCGCTCTATCGCTACGACGAGAAATCGCTGCGGATGGACATCCCCGTGGACTTCACCGTCACCCAACCTCAGACCATCAACAACTGGCAGTTCGAGGACGTAGCCTACGCCCAAATGACCGGCGTTGGTTTCTACAAGCCACTCGAAACCCTCCTGTTCCAATACAACGGCGCTTAATCCCATGCCCTCCCCTGAATCCACCGACATCCGGGTCTATAACCGTAGTTCCCGTCGTTCGTTCACGCACGGCAAATACGTCCTTGCCCCCAGCTCCTTCCTCACCGTCCCGGAGGAGCTGGGTAAAGCGTGGCTTGAAGGCTACCCAAAAGAGATTGTTGACGCCGGGGTTGCCCAAGCCGAAATCGGCGGGGCTCAAGCCGAAATCGCCAAGCTGAGAGAGACCGTGGCCGAGCTGGAGGCTAAGAAAGTCCCAGCCAAAGTTGCGGCGCAAATCGAGGCCAAGGACAAGGAAATCGCGGACCTTCGCGCTCAGTTGGAAGCCGCGAAGAAAGCAGAGCTGACCTAATGATCCCGTGGCGTATCTCCTACCCACCATTGCGGATTTCAAAACGCAGTTCTTACGGGACTTCCCGTATGCCACTCCGCTCGTAAAGAGCGGAGTGGTTGGGGCCGGGGCTACGGTAGCCGTCAACAACGCGGGGAGCGTAGTCTCCCCGGTTATTGTCGTTCCCGGATCGGGGTTGCCGTCTCTGGTGACTCCTGTGATTTACGGCGGAGGCGGCGTCGGAGCCGCGCTGACCGCCACCGTGACCGGGGGAGTGCTGACGGCTTTGGTCGTCTCTAACCCCGGCGTCGGCTACACCACCGCGCCGTTTGTTTACCTCCCGCTCGCGGGGGACAACACGGATATGTCCAAGGTGACGGACGGCGATTTGGCCAAGAGTTTTACCTTGGCCACGGCGTTTAACATCACCCAAGCCCTGCTAGGATCGCAGGCGGCGTTTACCTACGCCTACAACCTCCTCTCGGCGCATTATCTGTGCGAGAACGTGCTGGCGGGCAGTAGCGGGCTCTCGGGCAAAGCCGAGTGGCTGACCAAGAGCAAAGGCGTCGGCAACGTCCGCGAGGTTTACGACATCCCGAAGCGTGTGCTCAACTCGCCCTATTTGTCCAAGCTGTCGAAGACGATTTACGGAGCGCAGTTCTTGGAGCTAATGGCTCCGCAGTTGGTCGGAAACATTGTCCACGCCCAAGGCACTACGCAGGCATGATTTCGGCTACGCTCTACCCAAAAGCGAACACCGTCCTGCTTAACAAAGCCGGTCTTACCCGGCTGCGAAAACAGCTCCCAGACTTGAAAAAGCTGCGGGCCGAAGTCGGTCTTTTTGCGGATCGTTCCGCCCGCGATAACCGCCACAAAGGGCCGGGAGTCACCGTCACCAACCCCGAGGTAGGCTTTGAACACGAGTTCGGCAACCCGGTCGCGGCTTTGCCACAACGGTCGTTCCTCTTCATGCCTCTGGTCGGGCACATGAGTCTTGCCGGAATCAACTGGATCAAATTGCTCCGAACCTCGGGGGTAAAAAGAACGCTGGGGGTTCTTGGAAAAATCGGCGTTGAGACGGTCGAGGAGGCTTTCAATACCGGGGGTTTTGGCAAATGGCCCGCGTTGTCCACGTTTACCGTTCAGCGCAAAGTGATGAACAAAAACGTAATTTTAACCGAGACCGAGCAACTGAGAGCGGCAGTTGAATTCCGAGTGATATGATCGCGCACCTCGGCATAGTTTCCGCCAATTCTAGGCCCGCGTTCGCGCTGGGAGTCCCGTCCATGCGTCAAACGCTGTTGGGTTGGATGCAGAAATTGATTTTGGTCCGGGTGCAGAAGACCGTAAAAGACTTTGAAGAAATCGAGGCTTTTACCGAAATGGTATGCTCCGGGGTGATACAGCCTTTCTCCGCGCAGGAAGTGTCTCTTTTGCCCGAGGGGCAACGCTCTTGGCGATGGTCGTGGCTTCACACCACTCCCGACGTGGCGCTTCGCACCGACGAGGTTTTCAAAATCGCCGGGATTCAATACCGGGTAAAAGGTAAAACCGATTACTCTGACTACGGCATGATCGACTATCACCTCGTCCAAGACTACGATGGCGGAAATCTCTAAACTTCTCGCCGGATTGATCCAGTCCGAGATGCGGTTGAAGAGCGATCAAGTGATCCTCTACAATCAGAAGTTCGACATTCCCCCTACGCAGGGCGTGAACGTCAGCGTGGCTCTGGTCAGCTCAAAAGTCTTTGGGACTTCTTCCCGCCACGAGGAAGACCCGGTTTTTGGTCTGGTGAATTCTCAGTCGATAAACACCCAAGAGACCCTGACCATCACGATTTACAGCCGAGACTCTTCGGCCCGCGAGCGTCGTTACGACTTGCTTTTTGCCTTGACCGGTGACGCGGCGCAACAGGTTCAGGAGAAAAATTCTTTCCGCATCGGTTACGTCCCCTCGGATTTTCTGGACATCTCCGTGGCCGAAGGATCGTCACGACTTAACCGATACGCATTGACGATCAATGTTCTTTTCGCTTATCAGAGAACTCAAGCGACCGAGTATTTTCTAAATCCTGACGGCCCTAATTTAATCACCCAACCATGAGCGTCCTTTCCATCAACAACGTCGTCACCGTTTCGGTGGCAACCTCTCCCACAGGACTAGCCGATTACTCGGTCAACAACCTCGCCATTTTTACCAAGGAAGCCCCGGTCAACGTCGCAATCACCGCGACCGATCCGGGCATCTACCTTGACGCTGCTACCGTAGGCACCGATTGGGGCTCCGGCTCTGAAGTGTTCGCAATGGCGAACCTGATCTTCAGTCAGCAACCCAACATCCTCACGGGCGAAGGCGCGTTGATTATTTTCCCAATGGCTGCACCGGACACCCTCGCGGTCTCGGTTCCCGCTGGCTTGGACACTCAGTTTTTCGGAGGCTTCTGCTGGGCCGGTTACACCCCCAACGACGGCGAAATTCTTGCCGCCGCCGCCGTGGTCCAGCCGCTTCGTTGCCTCATGGCGGTCCCGTCAAATCTCACCGCGTCTCTTGGCGGTTCGGCGCTGTTTGGCACGATCCAGTCTTCCGGGTTTAGCCAGTCTCGCGGCTTGCTTTACACCGCCTCGGCGGCAGCGGCACGGCGCTACGCTGCGGCCTACTTTGGTCGGCTTATGTCCACCGCCTTTTCGGGCTCGGGCACGGCTGCGACGATGCACCTTAAAAATCTGGTGGGGATCACCCCAGACACGGGTATCTCGCAATCGACGCTCAACACCTGCAAAACCATCGGCGCGGACCCTTACACCAGCTACCCGCTTCCTGCCGTGTTCAGCACGGGCGGCAACGGTTATGTGGACGATGTCTATAACACCAACTGGCTCGTCTCAGCGTTGAAAGTGGCGGGTTACAACGCCCTCCGCACCACCAGCACCAAACTCCCACAGACCGAGACCGGAATTGCCGTTCTTCGTGGCGCTTACCTCAACGTGCTGAAGCAATCGGTGACGAACGGCTTTATCGCTCCCGGCCAATGGAACGGTCCATTCCCCTTCGGCGATCCCGAATCTTTCCAAACCAACATCAACCAGACCGGCTACTACATCTTCTCCCAGCCGGTTGCGGCGCAGTCGCAAACGGACCGGGTCGCTCGCAAAGCGCCCTTGATTCAGATTGCGGTCAAGTTCTCGGGAGCAGTTCAATCCTCGAACGTAATCGTCCAAGTCGAAGCCTAAAACTACCATGCCAACCGTATCACTCACCGGACAGGACACCGTCTTTCTTGGCGGTCGGGTTTTTCTCGACTTCGCCGATGCTGACAACGCTTCGCTCACCTTTCCCAACGACATCTCGGCGGTGAAGACGGGCAAAAACGGAAACAGTCTTTACGCGCTGAACGCGAGCGGTAAGCAGGCCGACTTGGTTCTCCGGTTGATCCGGGGTTCCGGCGACGACCTGTTCCTGAACTACCTCCTCTCGGTGCAGCTCTTTGACTTCCCTTCAATGGTTCTTTTGAACGGGCAATTTGTTAAACGCCTTGGCAATGGTAGAGGCAGAATTTCCTCGGACACCTACCAATGCACCGGAGGCATCTTCTCCAAGCAGGTCGAGGTGAAGTCCAACTCCGAGGGCGACACGGAGCAATCCCTGTCCATCTACAACCTGAAGTTCAGCAACGCCGAGCGTAGCATCTTCTGATGAACGAAACCCTCGAACTGAAGAGCGGGCACACCGCTACTTTGGCTCTGGCGAGCTTCACCGAAGCCTCCGAGCTTCGCCGCGCTCTGGCCCGCGAAATCGCCGCCGCCCCCTTGGAGGTTGGCGGCGATCTTGCCGCAATCATGGGCAAAGACGTGGGCGTGCTCAAAAATCTGATTTGCCAGCTCCTCGCCTCCGAGGCTTTGGAAAAACAGATTTTCAAGTGCATGGCGCGTTGCCTCCTCGACGGTCAAAAAATAACGCCTCAAACTTTTGAGCCCGCAGAAATGCGGGGCGATTACCTGCCGCTGGCAGTAGAGGTCGTTAAAATGAACATCCTCCCTTTTTTCGAGGGGCTAGAATTGGCGTCGTTAATCCCGTCAAAGGGACCGAGCGAAGACCCCAAATAAGGTCTGAAATGCCAGAGGAAACTCTGGCTGCTCTTCGGCTGTCCAAAGAAGGATTTGGTCGTCCAGACGAAATTCTGGCGATGCCCGTTGACTTGGTCATCGACGCCTTGACCTACTCTCAATTTCTGGTGGAGTATTCCGAAACGCATTACGCCCTGAACAAACCCGACCAATGAAAATCGCCGAACTGTTTGTAGCTCTCGGGATTCAAGTCGAAGGCGGTGGAAAACTGGACGAGGTGGATCGCGCTTTGAACCGCACGGCGATGAGCGGGGCCAAAACCGCGCTTTCGATGGCCGCGCTTACGGCGTCGTTTCTCGCCATGCTCAACGCTTCGGCCAAAGCCGCCGTGGCCCTAAACAACTACGCTACGGCGACCGGGCTTTCCACCGACGAGCTGCAACGCTGGCAACGTGTTGCCGCCACCACCAGCGTCCCCGTGGATGATGTTGCGGCGACTTTGAAGGGGTTGCAGGAGACCGCCGCCAAGATCATGCTCGGCGGTCCCGCGTCGGGCATTTGGGGGCTTCTTGGCATTACCCCCCACGACAACCCTGCGGCGATTCTCGACAAAGCCCGCATCGCTCTAAGCCGAATCAAGGATGTTGGGTTGGCTCGGCAACTGGCTAATCAAATCGGACTGAGCGAAAATATGTTCCGACTCCTCCGGGCCTCGGACGAGCAGATGCAGGAGTCCGACAAAGGGCTAGTTGTAACCACCGAGCAGATTGACGCGCTGCGGCGGTTGTCTCAAGCGTGGGCACTTTTCCGCTACGACTTGGCGGCTTCACGCACGCAGTTCTTTTCCCGTTTTGCTCCGGCTTTTGAAAAAGGGATCAAGTTCATGGGAGTGCTTTTGCGGGAATTTATCGACCTGTTTGCTGGCAGTAACGGCTTGATCGGGTTGCTTGGCGCGGCAGTCGTCGCCATCGTGGCTTTTCAAGGTCCGGCAATCGCCGCAGGTCTGGCCGTCGTCGGCGCGTGGGCTCCCGTGCTGTTGCTATTTGCCGCGTTGGCTCTGGCCATTGACGACGTAGTCACCGGGTTGACCGGGGGCGACGGCATTTTCAAACGGATGGGCGAGAGCATTGGCGAATGGTTGTCCAAGTTTGAAACCCTGTTGGACATCTTCAACTGGATGTCCCAGACATCAAGCAAGACGGCCTTGCCCTCGGGCGAGACCCCGTCCGACCTTGGCGGCGAGTTCTCCATTCCCGGAGCGATGAAGACAAACAACACGTCCACCGTAAACTCGCCCATCACCGTAAACGTCTCCGGTAATGCCGACGCCACTACGGTAAAGAAAATCACTTCCGCCGTGGACAACAGCGTCAGCGAAGCCTATCGCAGTTCGCCAATTTACGGTTACTAATGGCCAAGAACATCGTTACCTCTACGCGGGCCAGCCTGTTTGACCCGATCAAATCGCTGTCGAGTTTGGAACAGCAGGCGATTGTCCTTCCGCAGAATCCTCCTCCGGGGATGGGCGGGTTCCTATTCGACATTTCTTTGGACGACTCAGTCGATCTTGTCTCTGAAATCACGGATCATTTTGTTGAGCAAAACAGCGCGATTCAGGACAACATCGCGTTGAGGCCCGAGACAATTACCGTCAGCGGTTTGGTCGCTGAACTGAGTTCTGCTTACCTCAACTCGACGCAAATGGCGGAAAAGATTGAAGACCGCCTGCCTAATTTTCCCGCGTTTGAGCCTGAGTTTTCTCCTGCGGCGACGTTGCAAATCGGAGCGGACGACGACCTCGCGGAGTCTGACGCGCTTGGGCAGACCAGCGCGGGATCGCTTTACGAATACTACTTTGCCCGCTCGCGGAATCAGCCCGACCTCACCAAGCAGAATAACGCTTTTCAGTATTTCAATCAGCTTTGGCTTGCCCGCCAAATCTTCACCGTGGAAACGCCTTGGGGCATTTTCACCGACATGGCGATCCAGACGCTTCGTGCCGAGCAGGACGAGAACACCCGCTACGTTTCAAATTTCACGATCACCTTTAAGCGGATTCGCTTTGCCCAAGAAATCACCATCAACGCCGGTCAACTCGCAGGCCGAGCGGCTACGGACATAAACACGGTATCGGAAAAAGGGGGACCAAACATTCAGCAGGTTACTCCCGAGAGCAAAAAATCAATTCTGGCCCGCGCTTTGGACGCCTTCCGTAACCCATGAAACTCGTAACCGGATTAAACGATCAACCCAACCAGCAACTCAGTCTGGTTCTTGCCGACGGCACCACGGCCACGCTGACCCTGATTTTTAAGACCCAGCAAGCGGGTTGGTTCTTTGACCTCACTTGGGGGAATTTTTCCGCGTTCGGCCAGCGGCTCGTCACTAGCCCAAATGTCCTGCGGCAGTATTCCGGGCTGATTCCTTTTGGGCTTTTGGTGATTAGCGACAACGAACTCGACCCGGTAAACATTCGGTCGTTCGTCACCGTATCAAAACTCTACCTGCTTGAAGGCGTTGACCTGACCGACGTGGAGACGTTGTTTTACAACGCTCCGGTTGCCGCGCAACTCCCCGAGGCGATTAGCTCCGAGGGTGTTACTCCGATCCTTCCTGCCGAGTGGGGTCCAGCGGGCGGAGATTTGGTTGGCACCTACCCGAACCCCACCGTGCGCGGGTTGCTTGGTTTGGCTATCGGCTCCATTGCCATTGGCCAATACCTCAAGCGCGTTTCTGGCGGCTTTCAAGGCGACAACCCGACGGGAACCGGCGACGTAGTTGGCCCCGCGTCGTCTGTGGACGGGCAGTTTGTTCTCTTTGATGGCGCGACCGGGAAGTTGATTAAAAGCGCCGGGGCGACTCCGGTAGCGGCACCTTCCGGTCCCGCTGGCGGAGATTTGGGCGGCACCTACCCGAACCCCACCGTAACGGATGACTCGCACGATCACACGCCCGGAGTAACGATCCCCGCATACCCAACCACGCTTCCGCCAAATGGCGCTGCTGGCGGAGATTTGGGCGGCACCTACCCGAACCCTACCGTAACGGATGACTCGCACGATCACACGCCCGGAGTAACGATCCCCGCATACCCAACCACGCTTCCGCCTTCCGGCGCTGCTGGCGGAGACCTCCAAGGTTCTTACCCAAACCCTACGGTTCTTGATTTGTCGGGAGTGCGATCCGTCCGCACTTCGCCCGTAGGTTATGCAACCGGGGGGTCGGTTCAAATTCGGTTTGAGTTGGGGGCCTACGATTACATCCCTCTTACGGTAAACGCTTCGTTTTCACCCAGCGGTTCTAGCGGCTTGGCGGCGGGTCGCAGACAAACCCTCGACCTATTCAATACCACAGGGGCGTCGCTTACGTTGACTTGGCCGGGATCGTGGAAAGTGGTAAACGGGGCTCTTCCTACATCTATCAATGCCGGTCAATCTCTCCGGGTGGAGCTGAATTGCGGCGGGGCTACCGAAGCGTCTATCCTTGCGGGTTACTCGGTCAGTCCGGGAGGCGGGGGCGGCGGAGTCCCGGTTGGCGGCGTCAAGTATGCCCGACTCGCCAAGAACAGCGCGACGAATTTTGACGTGGGTTGGTATGGGCCAGAGCATTTTAACGTCCAAGATTTCGGGGCCATCGGCAACGGGGTAGCCGACGACACTGCCGCAATTCAAGCGGCGGACAGTGCCGCAAATACCGCTCGTGGGACGGTGTTTTTTCCTGCGGGGACTTTCAGGACTACGGCAAGTTTTACGTTGCTGTCCCCGTGCAAATTTGCCGGTGGGTCATTGACCATTGCTGCGGCGACTCGCGTGGACTTCAACTACGCGATTGACGCCCCCCGTCAGCAAATTTTTTACGGGGCGGGAACCGTAAGGTTTATTGCTCAAAGCGCCCGTTGCCCCGTCGAGTGGTGGGGGGCCGGATCGGGGGTTGCTTCAGGCGACGACTCTCCGGCGATTCAAGCTGCGGTTGACGCCTGCCGGTATTACTCAAACGGAATCAGTATCGTAGTTGTCTCTCGCTCGTATTACCTTCGCACCGTCATCACCGTCCTATCAAATTGCGTTTTTGACAACGAGGAGACGGGGACGTTTTTCCCTTCGACGGTCTCGCCGGATAACCGAGGAATTTTCTTTTCCGGTTTTTGGAACGCCAATCGAACAAGCAACCTTCCTAATTTTTCCGGTTTTACGGTCTATGCTTTGCGGGTCGAAGTTAGTTGCTTATACGCAAAAATCGGTTTGATCGACGGGGTTTCTGCTACCGGAGACGGCATAGCTTTAGGAAGCAACACGATTGGCCAAGGTCCGCAGGTAAACATTTTTGACGTGGGGTATATCGCCAACTGCAAAAGCGCGATCCGAATTTACTGCACGCTAAACACCGAAGTCCTAGCTGACGTAGCAACTATTGAAGGCAACGAGTTTAACGTAAATTTCGTCAATCAGTGTGTAAACGGCGTGGTCTTTGATTCGCTGGACGACTACACGCTTACTGCGCCACCCGCCGCTTACACCCTCGGAAGCGCGTGGGACTGCAACATCTTTACCATCCAAGCCCTTGACGCTCGGCCCGGAGCCAGCCGTGCGTTTTGGTATCGCGCAACCGGAACACAATACTCCGCACAGACCTTTCGCGTTCCAGCGTGGTTTGGAAATTTTACCTCAGCCGGAATTTGGATTGATTCTACTAAAGCCGTAAAAAGCGAATTTGAGCTGGCGGTCCGAGTTGGCGAGCAGATGACTTCGTATTCTCAATTTAATCTTCGCGGCTTAGGAAACCGGGTAAAACTTATCGGAGGCGGGGGAAACATTTTTGGAAATACTTTTCCGATGGACGTGTTTAACGCCACCACTGCAAGCAACACCCGATCCAGTTTTAACGTCATCGGCGGAGTCCCAACGCCAATCCCAAGAAATCGCATACGCTTAAATTGCCCGCTACCCGCCAATGTTCTAGCTGGAGACCGTCAGGCTTTTTACGCTTACAGCCCCTTGGTCGATGGGTATTCAAACCGGCTTCGGGTTGAAATGCTTACCTCAAGCGGGTTTATCGTCAGTCAGCTAAAAGACAACAGCAACTCGGTAGCTAATGAAATACTGATCGAGCTTCAAAACGTTAATCAAGTCACCGCCCTAGCGGGTCTGGTAATAGAGTTGTGGTTGGAAGTGATGGACTGACCGATGAAGTTCTTTCCCGAATACGAACTCAAGGTTGAGACGGCGACCAGAAACAACGTGTCGGTGGCTCTGCCCTACTCGGCGGAGTTCACCGTCTCGCGGAACTCTCTCGCGGCGGCAAACACGGCTTCGTTCAAACTCTACAATCTCAAGCAGGACACCCGGAACCTGATCTTCCACGACGCCTTCGACGTGCTCACCCGGAGAGCCGTTCAATTCTTCGCGGGCTACAAAGGGTTTGTCCCGCTGATCTTCAACGGCACGCTGCTCTCGGCCCAATCCTACCGGGTTGGTTCCGACATGGTCACGGAAATCAACGCGCAAGACGGCGCGTTCCAGATGGTAAATGGTTTCGTGTCCACCACCCAAGTTGTCGGTAAGACCGACGCCCAGCTTCTTCGGTTGCTGTCGGAAAACCTCCCGCAGATTCAGGGGACTCCTGTGGTTGGAGATTTCCCAAAAGTGTCCTCCCGTGGCACCGTTTTATTTGGCAACACTTGGAATCTGATTCAGGAAATCAGCGGGGGGCAGGCGTTCATCGACAACGGCGAGGTCCGAGTCATAAAACAGAACGAGTATGTGCGATCTTCCGGTTCCGAAATCCCGGTGATAAACTCGTCAACGGGATTGCTTGAATCCCCCCGCCGCAGCACGGGCAACCTCTACGTCGAGGTAAACTTGCTGTTTGAGCCCCGGATGACCGTCGGGCAGTTGATCCAACTGGATTCGGGCACAAACACAGTTTTCAACGGCACCTACAAAGTAGTCGGATTTTTCCACACGGGAATAATTTCTCCCACTGTGGACGGGGCTCGCACAACTCGCGCTTTCCTTTACAAAGGCAACGTCCCTTTCAAAGCGGTATGAGCGAATTTTTATCCAGCATCCCCGAACCGGACCTGACCACGTTGTTGCGGCAACATCGGCAGGAAATCTTCTCGTCGCTTAACTGCCACCAAGTAGGCACCATCGTATCGTTCGATGCGACCAAGCAGTCCGCTTCCGTGGAGTTGTCCGTCTTGCGGCTGGCCGGGGGTGAGATTGTAGCCTACCCAAAGTTGGTGGATTGCCCGGTGTTCGTGCCCTCTGGCGGCGGCGGACGGCTATCGTTTCCAATAGTGGCCGGGGACCGTTGCCTTGTCCTCTTCAACGACCGAAATCTGGACCTCTGGTTCGCCTCGGGGCAGACCGGCGTTCCCAACTCGCCGCGTTGCCATTCCCTCGCGGACGGTCTGGTAATCGTGGGTTTTCGTCCGGCGTTTTCGCCTTTGCCCGGTTACTCCATGACCGACGCCGAACTCAGATATGAGACGGGCACAATCAGCGTGGCGGACAAACTTCGTCTCGCCAATGCCGATACAAACTTGAAAGCTGTCCTAGATTTGGTAGTAACCGCGATGACGGCGCTGAATCTTAAAACCGGACCCAGCGCCGCCACCCAAATCGCCGCAGCTTCAACCGCCATCGCCCAACTCCTTAAACCATGACCTTCCGAGCCCTTGATTCTGACGGAGATTTCGTGTGGGGCCAAGGCCGGTCGAGCTACCTTACGAAAGGCGACGCGGTGAACCTCAACATCCGAACCCGGCTTTACTGCTGGCTAAACGACTGTTTCTACCGGATGGACTTTGGGATCGACTGGAAAAACTTGCTCGGAAGCCGCAACCCGGTTGCCGAAACGGGGATCATTGTTCAGACCCGGCTCATGGTGGCACAGAGCTACGGTCTGGTTCGTATCAACTCGGTCAATACCTCACTTGACCGGGCTACCCGCAAGCTGACAGTCCAGTTCAACATCGACACGTTCTTCAGCAAAAAACTTTCTCTTCCGGTGACTTTCTAAAATGCCAACCAACGCCATCGGCCCGTCAGGGCTTACGCTTCAGACTTACACGGAAATCGTCACGGAAATCCTCGACGGGGCGACCGACTTTCCGGGTATGCGGGCCATCTATGGCGCGGACATCAACGTGGACCCCAACTCGCCCGACGGCCAGATGGTCAACATTGTGGCTCTGGCCAAGACCGACGTGCTGGGGTTTCTCCAACAAATTTACAACTCGTTTGACCCGGACAAAGCCGTGGGCGTCTCGCTCAACTCCCGCTGCGCGATCAACGGTATCGCCCGTCGGGCCGGAACCCGCACGTTGCAAGACGTGGACGTGACGGTGTCCCAAGCCCTGACCTTGCAAGGGCTCGACCTTTACCCGACAGCCCCTTTCACTGTCGCAGACGGATCGGGAAACCAATACCAGCTCCAAGTCACGCAGAGCCCGGCAAGCCCCGGCGTAGTCACCGCTCAGTTCCAAGCGGTTTTGCTGGGGCCGGTGCAGTCTGCCGCCAACACGATCACGGTCCCGGTCACGATTCAGCTCGGTGTGTCCTCGGTCAACAACCCGACAATTTACACCTCGCTTGGCGCGGCGGAAGAAACCGACTACTCTCTGCGGATTCGTCGTCAGCAATCCGTTGCGTTGCCCAATCAGGGCTACATCGACGGGCTAATTTCCGGGCTGATAAACACCGCAGGCGTAACCGAGGTAAAAGTGTTTGAGAACGCCACGAGTTCCCCGGACGCCAACGGCACAAACCCGAACACGATTTGGTGTCTGGTTCTCGGTGGCACCAATCTCGACGTGGCTACCACGATCTACCGCAAGCGAAACGCCGGTTGCGGGATGCGCGGGGGCATTGCGGTTCTGGTTCCGCAGCTCGACTCAACAAACATGACGATCCGGTTTGACCGACCGATTGACCAAAACTTGTTTATTTCTTTCGACGTGTCGGCGCTTTCCGGGTTGGTGGATGACAACTATATCCGCCAACAGATTTTGCTTCTGCTCGCTTACAACATCGGCCAATCGGCGGACGTAACCACGATTGTCGCCCTCGTCCGTCAAATCTCTCCTAACGCCCAAGTGGTCAATCAGGCGGTTGGTTTGACCTCGTCGCCTGCGAGCGCGTTGGTGGCAACCACAGCGGTAAATTACCGCTTCGTCATCGCTTCTACCCGAATCAGAATCAACGGTGTTTACGGACCGTAATCCATGACCCTTCGAGACACGGCTAATTTATACTGCGACCTTCTGCTTTTGCAGTATAGGACCAAGTCCAAAGCGCGGGCCAACATCGCCATTTATGTGAAGCAATTCTTGGGCGATATGCTCGCTTCGGAATTGGATAAAGCCTTCGACGTAAACACGGCCACGGGGCCGCAACTGGACGTGATCGGCAAATACGTCGGTGTCCCGCGCAACATCGGCGTGTCGCTTTCTCCGCAGCCGTTCTTTGGTTTTTACGACATCAATGCGGCGATCAAAAACCTGAACGGCTTTCAGGACTCCATCTCTCGGGCAGTCAACTCAGGAGCGATTTTCTACCAAACCAACTTCGTCGGCACCTCCCGAGTGGACTTGAGCGACGCGGCTTATCGTTTGGTTTTGAACTTAAAAATCGCTCTCAACCAAAACTATTCGTCCTTGGCGGACATCCAGCAATACCTCTACGACAATTTGAACGGCGTGTTCTCTTTGACCGACAACGCCGACATGACGCTGACCTACAACCTGCTCTCGCCCCCGCCGATTGACCCGCAAGTTTTGACCCCCTATCTGCCGCGCCCAATGGGGGTCGGGGCTACTCTGGTCGTCCCTACGTCCACGGCGGCTCCGTCAACTTTGACCCAAGTTCAGTCCACCATATTTCCTCCGGTCAATTTTACCATCACCACTTCTGCAACCACGGCTACGCCTTCGCCTGCCGGTCCGGCGCTTTATCTCTGGGAGCAAGTGTCCGGCGATCCCATCGAGATTGTCAGTCCGTTTACCCCGGCAACCCAATTCCGGTTTACGTTCAACGCTTGGGCGACCAAGACGGCAACTTTCCGTTGCCGGGTCACGACTCTGCCGGGGGCGTTTGTTTCTTTCACCAACAACGTGGTTGTAACTATCACGGCAATGATCTAACTCCGTAACCACAATGCCACGACTACCTCGCAAAGACCAAAAGATTTTTGGCGGCTCGCTTACCGCTTCCGGCAACGTGGCGCAAGTCGGCTCGACCGTCACGGGCACTCCGGTTTACTCGACGGATTTGGACACGATCCAAGCGCTGTCGGCCTACCTCAACGGCTTCTCTTCGCAGATTGTAAACGGCACCGCTTCGCCGGTTCTGCAAGAGTTTAACGCCTTGCTTCGGATGCTGACCCAGCAAGTCGCCTACGGGTTTCAACTCGGGGTTCCCGAGTGGAACTCGGCTACCGAATACCACACCGGGTCGGTGGCTCAAGACGGAGCCGGAGTCTTATACGTCAGTTTGACCAACAACAACGTGGGAAACATCCTCACGGACACAAATGATTGGGAGCCTTACGCCAACCGGGTTTTGAGAAACCCCCGCACGGCTAAAGCGTGGGTCACTTTCAACGGGACCACTGCCGCGCTTTACGACGACTTCAACGCAGGCACCGTCACAAAAATCGGAACCGGAAATTACCTGATTACCTTCGATACTCCGCTCGACTACTCGAACTACGCTTTTGCTCTGTCTTGCGCTCAAGACGACACGATTTTGGAGACGGTGCAATGCACCCGGTTTAGCGGCGATACCCGGACTCAAACCCAGCTTCAAGTTCGCACCCTCAACACTAAAACTTCAGTTGGAACCGACGTTCCTGAAGTCAGCGTTTTGGTCTTCGCAAATTGAACTCTATATCCCTACGTTTAGCTCTGACCACGCGGTCGGCTCCCCCGGTTGTGCCGGTGGACGTAAACACCGGATTTGCTCCGGGAGTTTGGCGCGGCGAAGACTGGCAGTTCCAGTTGGCGGTCTTCAACCCGCAAGGCGGAATCCAAGATTTGTCCAACCTGACAATGTTTCAGGTCAGCGTATTTCCCGCGCCGATACCTCCTCGGGATTTGGGGACAAACTACTCTTACGCGCCCTACACGCAGCTCCCGTTTCCCTCAAGCTACCCGGCCCCGATCTTAAACAAAACCGTGCTTGCCGCGCAGTTCGACAACCCGGTTTTGTCGGTTCAGGATTGGGAGCAAGGCCAAGCCCAAGTAACGGCAGATTTTTCGTGGCTCGACACTTCTTCGCTCAACCTCGGAGGCAAAGAATACGCCGATTTTTGGCTAGTCCTCCAAGGGTTTACCGGGACCAACAAGTTGACCTACGGCGCGACGCCGTTGCGGGTATTTGAATCGGGACTCCAAGGTGTCTATCTCCCCAATCAAATCGCGCCCCTGACCGTCCCGCTTTACACCACGCTCCTCGTCCAGCCAAACCAACAACTCCTCTTTTCAACCACCATTTCAATAGAAGGCTTGGTGGATGTTGAGGGTCAACTTGTCCAATTATGAGTTCCGCATCCTTCTCACTGCTTCAAGGCGATCCGACCACTTGGGGCCTGCCCCCGGTAGGTAAAACTTTCATGGGGATAAACGCCTCTGGGCAACTTGTCCTCAAGCAAAACAACGGCACCATCACCCCGGTCATCTCGTCCGGCCCCGGAGGCGATGCCCTTAGTAATTCTGTGGGCACAACCACGATCAACCCAACGGCGGGTAATTTTTCCGCTCTGGTAAACGTGTCGGGCTCGGCCCGTCGAGTCCCAATCGTGCTGGCTACTGCCGGACTACTGGACTGGCAACAGCTCGACCTCCGAGTAGATTTTCCTGCTTTGGACAATCTCTTTATCGACATCTACAACACCGCCGTTTCCGGTCCGCCGCTGTCCACTTTTCAAGCGGCTACGGGTTCCGGCATCACCTCCGCCCTCTGGCAGTTCCGCGCCCAAAGCGGCGCATGGGTCATTCTCTCCAACCAAGTCCCTGCATCCTCATGAAAAAACTAATCCTATTTCTTGCTCTGGCGTCCTCGGTTTTTGCCGTCAACGTCAACGTCCAAAAAGACTCCGTCACCCAAGACCTGACCGGAAATCTTTCCGTCCCCAGCTCCCTTGCGCTCACCGTCAAAAGCGGCGGGTCTTTGGTAGTCGCCTCTGGCGGCACGGCTACGTTTCCGGCCAACTCAATCGCGTGGTCAGCCCTCACTGGCAAGCCAACCACGATTGCCGGTTACGGCATCACCGACCCGCTTGTTTACACGAGCGGGAGCTACGCCGATCCGTCTTGGATCACTTCGTTGCTTGCCACCAAACTGACCGGCACGATTGCAGCAGGGCGGCTTCCGGCTTTCACGGGCGACGCTACCAGCACCGTCGGCACTTCGGCGCTGACGCTTGCCACCGTTGCGGCTGGCGGAACAGTAGGCTCGGGCACGCAAGTTCCGGTAGTCACTTTTAACACCAAAGGTCTCGTCACCGGAGTCACCACCACCGCACCGACTCCCGCTTGGAGCAACGTCACTGGCACGCCCTCAAGCGCTTCTGGCTACGGTATCGCCAATGGCGCGGCGATTGACGCGCTGGGGGCGGTTGCCGCCAACGGCGCACTCACCCGCACCGCAGCAAACACCTACGTTGCCCGCACTCTCACCGGCACAGCAGCGGAGCTGACCGTGACCAACGGGGATGGCGTTGCAGGCAACCCAACAGTCTCGCTTCCCTCTGCGCTCACCTTCACCGGCAAAACGGTGACGGGTGGCACCTTCACCTCGCCTACGCTGACCACGCCTACAATTGGCGACGGCACCGCCGCCGCCCCCTCGCTCACATTCACGAGCGACACTAACACCGGTCTGTATCGTCCAGCAGCAGACACAGTAGGTATCGCCGGTGGCGGCAACGACGTTGTGCGGCTGACCGGCGTAGCGAGCGCGTTAGATTACTTAGAAATTAAGAACGGAACCGGAATTGGCGCTCCACTTCACCTTCTCGCCTCTGGCACAAGCGCAAACATCGGCGTGCATTTGCAGCCGAAAGGGACCGGGCTTTTCACAATCAGTGACGGCACCGATTTCAACAAAGGAATCCGCTTCCGCAGTTCATCCAGCGCAGCCAGCGCGGTGACTTTGATTGATGCCGTCTCGACGGCGGGACGGGTCATCACCTTGCCAGACATCACCGGCACGCTTGCGACCTTGGCGGGCACGGAGGCTCTGAGCAACAAGACCATCACGGCGTCCGCCTTCAACGGCACGGTGGGAGCTACCACGCCGAGCACGGGCGCGTTTACGACGCTTTACCAAGGTGCGTCCGGCGCTCAGGGCTTGAATGTCGGCTTCAGCGGAGCAGCGGGCCAAGGCTTCACCCTCCGCGACACAACGAACAGCCGCACCTATTTCATCACGACGGAGACGGCGACCGGCCTGCAAATTAACAGCGGGGCAAATCCGATTACGCTTGTCGGCAACACCAACGTCACCGGCGCGTTGAGCGCGACGGGCTCCATCACCACCACGGCAGGCAGCTTTTTTGGTGTCGCCGGGACTTACAATCTTTCGGCTGGTGCGGAGGGATTGGTTTTTGGAAGCGCAACGGCGGCAATCCTTCGGGCACCGGCTGGCACATCAAGCCTCCGCGTCGGTAACACCGATATTGTGAGTGCGTCCTCAAGCGGAGCAGCCGTCACCGGAGCGTTGAGCGCGACGGGAATACTTAGCGGACCCGGCTTTCGGGCTTCCAAAACAACGGCGTCAAGTGGTCTAGTAAAAATCCAAGACGAGGGTGCGAATACATACAACGTCATCGCATCTCGAAACAATGCGGACTCGGCTGCGCTACCGCTTGATTTTCAAGCGACAAATTTTGCTTTTAATGGAGCGGTCGATGTTAGAGGCAATTTGACCGCTGGCGTATCGGGCACCGGCACGAACATTTTAATTAAAGAATACTCCGCTGGCGCGCAGCGTAACTGGGCCATCCGTGATGACTTTGGTATTGATCGTCTTCGATTCTCACGCGGCTCTTCCGATCAAGTTTTTTGGGATGTGCTCAAGGTTGCGGCAAGCGATCAGACGGGAAATCAAATTTGGTACACCCACGGCGCAGAGCGGATGCAGTTGTCTTCCACCGGCCTAGCTGTCACCGGCCAAATTGGCAACTCGTTCACCGGGGCAAACGGCCAATATGCGCTCTCATCGGACAACACGAGCAGCGCAAATTTTCATGTGTTTTACAACAGCGCCTCGGTCGCAATCGGTTCGATCAACCGCGTCACGACCACCAACGCCGTCAGCTACAACACGACCTCCGACCGGCGCATCAAAGAAAATTTCGGCCTGCTCACCGATTCTGGCCGACTTATCGACTTGCTCACGCCGCGCACGTTCGACCGCAAAGACGGCACCGATGATGACCGCAAGGGCTGGCTCGGCTTCGTGGCGCAAGAAGTCCACGCCGCCGACCCCGTGTTTGCCCGCATCGGCTTTGTGACCGTAGGCGACGACGACCCAACGGAAGTCACGAAAACCTGGGGCGTCAGTTCTTCGCCCATCGATGCGCTCCTTGTCGCAGAACTCAAATCCCTCCGCGCCCGCGTCGCGCAGTTGGAGGCTCAAAACGAGTCTCTTGACGCCCGCATGGCCGCAGTTGAAAAACTCTTGAAAAAATGATCCGAGCAATCCTCGCCTTTATCCTCCCGGACATTGGAAACCCGCGAGAGGATGAAGGCCAAAACTTTGTGCTATAAAAATCTCGCCACCCAGCACTTAGCCAGTAAATCCCTAGGCAGTTAAACAACCACCTCGTCTTACTTATGAAATCTTGGAAAACAACTCTCGGGGGTATCATCCTCGCTCTTGCTCCGGTAATGAAAAACGTGCTCACGCCTGATTACCATTGGGTCAGTGAAGCCCTCCTCGCTCTTGGCGGGTTGATCGTCGGCGTTGCCGCCCGCGACAACGGCGTCTCGTCCGAGCAAGCTGGCCTGAAATAGCCCCAGCGATGGGTTACGCCGCAGCTTTCCTCTTGGCCTTAATCAAGGGATTGCCTGCGGCGGAGTCCTTGCTGACACAGTTGCTCTCCCTCTATGTTGCTTGGAAGACCGAACAAAACATTGCCGACGAGCACGCTAAAAATGCTCGCAACGCTTTGCTTGTTGCCCGTGCTTCTGTCGGGGTGCGCGACCTCTGCGAGACTTGCCCTGCCCGTAACGCCGGAGGACAACACCTTGAGGCTAAGTAAACACCCTCAATTTCAAGCCGCTGCGCGAGTCGCACCGGCTTTTGTTTTGGAGACCTTTGAGACCATCACCCGGCTTGAACGCCAAGCAAGTTTCAATCCATGACACCGGAAGAAAGTCTCGCCATCCGTGACAGCTTAAAACGAATCGAACGGTCGCTTTTGGGCGATCCTGACATGGGACACCGGGGTTTGGTTGACCGGCTCTCGGCCAATGAAGCGGAGATAAAAGAGACCAAGGCAATCGTGGACGGCTTGGACCGGAAACTCCTCAAATGGGGCGGAGTCGTCACCGGGATAAGTTTGGCCGTTTCTTACTTCAAAAACGGTTGGTTCGGCAAATGAGCCCGGACCTTGGCCCAATATCGGTCCGTTGACCTTTTGCGGTGTCCCTCTGGACCACCGTTCCAAATCCGGGCGTAGTCTTCGGCCCTAGGTTTTCTCCCCAAGCGATCTTCTGAAGCGTAGTGCGCGAGGTAGGCCCCGGCGATTTCCTTGGCCTTGGCGGGGTCAAAAGCGTCTAAGTGGGTCCAGCGGCTTCCCGTAAGCCGATTCACGTCCTGAACGACGCAGGCGTGTATCTGAAGCACGCCGTAAGCCTTCCCGCCATCACCGATGGCCAAGGACCGTCCGCCGCTCTCGACCATAGCCAGCGCGGCGAGAAGTCCGATCATCATGCTCGGAGCAACCGCAGGTTGTTCAGCAAGGCCAGCATCTCGCCTTGAGCCTCGCCCCGGCACCGCAACGTCTCAATGACGGCTTCGTCAATCGTGTCCGGGCAAATCAGCCGGTAGATCAACGGTTGTTTCTTCTGGCCCTTGCGGGCCACGCGGGCGTTCATTTGGTCGTAAAGTTCCCGACTGTGGTTCGGGGAGAACCAGACGATCACCCGGCCCCCGTCCTGCATATTCAGCCCGTGGCCCATCGAACGGGGGTCCACGGCCAGCACGGGGATTTCGCCCGAGTTCCAAGCCGTCTCCAAATCGCCGTCAAACTTGGAAGCGTCCACCGCGCCGGTCTCCGCGCAAATCCGTTCGCGCTCGTGGATGAAATTGCAGACCACCAACACCGGCTCGGCCTTGTGCGTGTGCAGCACGCGCTTCAAAGCCTTGATCTTCTCGTCGTGGACCCGGATGACGGTTCGATCCTCCCGGTAAACTTGACCCCCGGTGAGCTGAAGCAACTTGCCGGTCAACACCGCCGCGTTGACCGCGACCACCTCGGAGTCCCCGAGCATAAGCAACAGGTCGCGTTCCATCGTCTCGTAATCCCTTTGGGCTTGGTCGGGCAACACGACTTCGATGTCCTCGACCACCGTGTCCGGGAGGTCCAGAAAATCGGAAGCGCGAAGCGTGATGCACAGGTCGGAAATTTTGTTGTAAACCTGCTCTTCCGCTCCGGGCTTGGGCGTCCACTTGTAGCCCATATAATCCGAGGTGAAGTAGGTTTGCTGGAATTGACTGAAGCTCGGCCCCAGCCGTTTGCCGTCGTCCAGCAGGCGGATTTGCGCGAACAGCTCCAACAGCGAGTTGGGTCGGGGCGTTCCGGTCAGTCCGATCCGGCGATGCTTTTTCAGCAGGGGTCGGAACGCCTTGATCCGCTTCGACTGCGGATTCTTGGCGCGGGTCAGCTCGTCAAAAATCACGCACGAACAGAAGTCCAGCGAGTCGAGTTTCTGCAACTGCTCGTAGTTGGTGACGTAAAGCCCGGACCGGCCCGACGGTTTTTGCCCGGTCAAAACCTCGGGCTTCATCCAGCGAAATTGATCCCACTTCGCTGTCTCGTTGGGCCACGTCATCCGGGCGACCCTCTTGGGCGCGACCACCAACGCGGCAAGCCCGCCGTCGAGAATGTGGTCGTTGACCGTCTGAAGCGTGGCGGAGGTCTTGCCCAATCCCATCGACACAAACGCCGCCGACCGCTCGTTGCGGTTCATAAACTCGATAAGAGTTTTCTGATAGGGTTCGGGGTTGTAGATCACGGGATAAAATTATGCACAAAAGCGTCGTCAATTAACTGACACGCCAGCTCGACCGAATCGGCCCACTCCGCCTGAACCCCCTCGTTGCGGATTCGACTCAGCTCGCGCTCTTGCAACGGCGTGGGTTTTTGGCCCGGACGTTTCAGTTCTAGGAACAGCACTTTGCACCCGCCCATGATGATCCGATCCGGGACGCCGCGATGCGCCGGAGACGAGAACTTGTAGGTCAGCAACCCCCGCGTTTTGCAGTGGGCAACCACTTTCTTTTCGATGGCCGATTCAGAAATCATGTTCGCGGTCGGCTAGGCAGGCTTCTAGGGCGTCAACTTCGGCTTTGAGCCGGGTGATGTGCTCGTCCATGCGAGTGACGCAGCAAACCAGCGCCTCGGGGTCTCGGGAGGCTACTGCCTCTTTTTCCGCGTCGGTAAGATTGGGCAAAAGTGTTGGTTTCACAGTAGCCCCCGGATTCGGTCTTTCACTCGCCAACGGGACAAAGAGCCAAGCCGCGACGCCAGCCGTTCGAGGATCGACAGACGGGCTTGGCCCGACAGTTCGATCACGATTAACCTTTGCAAGTCGGGCTCGTTCACCTTCGGAGAATAGAACCACTTGGCGAGCACGGGCCAGCCGGAGAGGTAGGGAGCCAGCCGGTCGGAGTCCGCTTGGGACACCTTGACCGGCAGGTCGAAGATTTGGAATTTTTTCGGGACTTTCATAGTGCGAATTAGGCGAATACTAAAAACGTATTTAGGTCAACTATTTCTTGTAGTAGGGCGCTTCCTTGGCCTCGAAGACCAGCGGGAGACCCTTGGCCCAAGCGGGAAGGGACGTAAACGCCGAGACAAAGTCGGCCAGCGGGCGGGTCTTCTCGGCCAAGGCTTGATCGTGGACCAGCATAAACGGCGGGCACCCGCGCTTCTCGGCTTGGAGTGAGCCGTGGGCAATCAGGTCGGCGGCAATGGCCTGAATCTCGTTCTGAAAAATCAGCGAGCCGTGCAGCTTCACCCGGCCCCAAGTGTTGCCCGCAATGTTGCCGTAATAAGTGATTTCCAAAAACCGATCCTCGCGGAACGTCTTCCCCTCCGCCATCGCGGCTTTCTCTTCTGGCGTCGGCGGACGGCGGTTGATTTCGATGTGCGGGAACGCCAGCGAGCGCCCGGAGGGCAACTTCAGCAACAGATACTTGATCCCGGCAATCGTGCGGCAGGACAACGGGCCAAACTCGGCTCCGGGATAGGTGATTGCCTCCCGCGCCCAACCGTCGAGCTGATACCACCGGGCCACAATCTCTCGGTGCGTGGGCCGGTAGTATTCATGGATGGCGCGAAACGCGATGTCCTCGCTCACGGTAATCCCCCAATTCGCACAGGTGCGAATGAAGCCGTCCACCCCGAGCCCATACTGCGCGGCCAACTCGACTACTTTTCCGAAGTCCCGGCGCGGGTCTTTCTTGCTCAACAGCTCTTCCAGCTCGTCGTAAACAAACGCGACGGCGCGGAGGTAAAGGTCTTTGCCGTCGGCCCAATCCTTGAGAATGTCTTTCTGTCCGGCCCGCCAGCACGCGACGCGACCCTCGATGGCGTTGTAGTCGCCGTCGAGCACGCCGTTGCCGATGAAGTTGCGGACGACGCCGGAGATGGCTTCGAGCGGATCGCCGTAAACCAGACTCAGCTCTTCGCCCGTAATGCCGCGACCGATACGCTGGAAAACCTCGTCGGTAAACCCTTTCATCCAGCGCGGCGGTTTCTTGAAATTCTGCGGCTGGATCAACCGGCCCGACCAACGCCCGGTCGAAGCTCCGTAGTAAAGATGCGTCCCCCGGATGCGCCCGTCGGGGCAAACACAGTCGAGCATCTTCGCCACCTTGGCCGTGGCCGCGTATGAAGTTTTTCGATACAACTCGATCACCCGCGCCGCCTGCGGATTGGGCGCGACAAATTGGTCCAGCGTGTCGGCCTGCATATCGTCCAGCTTGCAACCGAGGCTCTGAAGCAAGGCCAGCACCTTTGCCCGCTGTCCGGGCTCCAAGCCGGTCAACTCCCGGAACTGGACCCCGACCTCGCCTGTGGACTGTTCGATGATTGCCTGCGCGTTGCGAAGCGCCGGGACGTTGACCGGGATGCCGCGCTCGTTCATGCGGAGGTCGAACAGGAAGGTGTCCAACGGCCCCTCGCGCAGCTCGAACGCCTTCAGCTTGCGGTGAATCGCCTTCTCGGTCCGAACGTCCTGTTTGCAGTAGTCGCCGAACGCTTTGAACTTCTCGGGGAAATCGCTGGGCTCGTTGAACGTCCCGTCTTTCTTCGGCACGCAGAAGAAACGAATCAGCGCCGCGCCGCCCTTGTCCTTTTGTTGGGTCAGACCCAACACCTCGGCGCACTTCTCCAAACTTGACGGCAGACCCGCCTTGCGGGCCATCGCGGCGGTGCAACGCCACTGGCGAAGCTGGATGGGGAACCCGGAAGTTCGGCCTTTGCCCCACACCATCGCCGCCTCGAACGGGGCGTTGTGAGCATACGTCAACGGGTTCTCGCGCTCTATCCTCGCCAGCAGCGCGTCGGCTTCCGGGTCTCCCTCCATTCCTTCGATGCGGAAGTCGGGGTTGACCCACAGATACACTTCGCCGTCGTCCTCGCTTACGCCCGCCATGAGGATGCGTGTCGTCCTGTCGGCGGCGTAGCGATACGCCCCGACCTCTTTCAAGTCGGCGGCGGAACGTGTTTCAAAGTCGAGGTGGATCATTTCAGAAATCGGCTGGCTCGCTCACGTCATGGCGGTGCGAGATGTTGGCTTCGTAAGTCATCGGGCGAATGTTGTCGGCCCGGTAGGGTAAAAATCGGTTGATGCGGTCCACGGTCAGGCTCTCGGGCTCTTTGCCCCGACGATGCGCGTAACCCGTGCGAGCGCAGAACTCTTCAAACTCCGAAAACGTCAGCTCAAACCCGATGCCCCGTTTGCGGGCGGAGCACCGGAGATTGGCAAAAGCGTAGGCGACCGGATTGGCCAGCCGCTTACGCCTCGAATGACACGTCAAACAAATCGCCCGACGTTGCCCCACCTCCGCCAATCGCTGACAGCGATACATGATGCAGAGACCGCGCTGACGCTTACGCGCCTGCGCTTCCTCGCTCAGAGGCAATGAGAGGTAAAGGTGGGGAAACACGAGGACGATTAGGTCAGGTTTTCATCCTCAACAGCGGTGAAGTCCTGCTCCGGCGAACGAGTCTTCTCGCCAAACGGGTCTCCGTCCTTGACAAACTGGATGTTCCCCAGCGAAGCGTTGACGCGCTTGCCGTATTGGTTGTCCTGCGCCCAGAGACGGACGACGGCGTTGACGTAGCAACCGGCGTAAGGCCGACCGCTTTCAGGCGTCAACTGTTCGAGGTTCCGGTCCACCACGAAGAAGGACTTCTTCTCCGAGCGGGCGGACACGAACATCACGTCCTCTCCGTAGCCGTCCACGTCGGGCTTTTCCCCGCCGTCACGCAGACAGGTCTTCGGGGGAGTTTTTCCCTTCAGCTCTGCCTTCACGACTTTGGCGATCCCTTCTTTCATGGCGGCGATGTCCGCTTTGTTTGTCTCTTTGTCCAAGAGGTAAACCGCGCTGAACGCGGGCTTGCTCCCCTCGAACGCCCGCGCCTCGAACAGCTCGGGGAAGGACAGGCGGACATTCTTTAACTTAACGATTACTGGCTCACTCATTTTGGTATTTCCTTGTTTTTGGTTTTCTGTTTGTCCCTCCCGGAATGGGTGGGAAAATTGGTGGGCGCGGCAGGATTTGAACCTGCGCCTGACACATACCGGATTGCCCGCTTTTATCAGGATTATGGCTAGTTTGGCGGCACATTCCGCCACGCGCCCAAAAGTTATACTAACACCTCGGTCGCGTCCAATTTCTCGAACTCGATTTTCGGCATAAGCGCCGGACGTTTATCCGACTCGGGGACCAGCGTGGGCTTCCCCTCGGGCTTCACGATCAACGCGGCAAACTTGTTCTCAAACTTGGTCGAAAGTTCGATCCCTTTCAACAGCTTCTCCGCTTGCGCGGGCGAGATAAGTTCCGACGGCGGGTTGGTCTGCTCGGCGGAGAGGTGATTGCGAAGCAGTTGCTTCGCCGCGTCCTCATCCGCCCACTGGCGATTCGATTTCCCCTCGACCAGCTTCAGACCGATGACGGGAGCACCGGCCAGCAAATCTTCGCGCTCTTTGTCCTCGATGTCCTCCAACCACGAGACGAGCTGTTTCTTGACCAGCAGGACGCGGACGCGCTGCTCGCGTGTCATTGTGCCTGCCAGCGGCATCGGCTGGGCCGGATCGGAGGGCAGCTCGCCCGTAACCCACGCCGACCGGGCCGCGCAGATTTTCTTCACCGGGCAGAACTGGCAAGCCTCGGCGTCGGGAGTGTAAAACTCGTTGTCGGGAAACGCTTGAATCGTGGCAACGGCATCTTGGATCGCCATGCAGAACAGAGCCAAGTTGCCCCGAGTCGTCTTCCACTCCCGGACCGGCACCGGGTCGTTGCGGTCGCGGGGTTGGTAGATATACAACTCGACCGGCGTGTCCGAAGGCACGTCGTCGGCCAGCTCGACCTCGCGGATGGCGGACTCGGCGTAAATCCCAAGTTGCTTGTTCTCGAAGGCGTAAACCCCGACCCCTGCTCCATACTTCAGGTCAACGATGATTACCTTAATCACCCGACCGCTCGCGTCGCGGAAGATCAAGCACACGTCAATCGTGCCGTGCTCGTCTTCGGAGTAGAACAGCGAAACGCGGATTTCAGACCGCAACTCGCCGCCCAAACCGAGGACGAACGCGCAGAACTCTTCCGCGTAAACCCGCATCTCTGCGGGGCACTCTGGGCTCTTGCGGGAAGTCAGGATAGACGAGACTACCTCGTGGGCCAACGTGCCTTCGGAGGCGTATTCTGAAGTGTCGTCGTCGGGGATCAACCGTGCCGCCCGAGCGCGTCGCACCGCGCCGGTCGAGGCTAGGCACTTCGTCCACCGTGAGGCGGACGAAGGCGACAGTTTGGCGTGGGCGCTCATTTGGCCAGCTCTTCGTTGAGGGCTTTCCACACGTTGTCTTCGTGCTCCGTGCCGACGGCGGAGGATGCGCCACCGGAGAGGTTGAACTTGGCTTTGATTTCCCGCAGAATGTGAATCTTGCCCGCGTCGAGGAGTTTCTGGGCGAGGGCGATGAACTCGGGCTTGCCGGGTTTGACGACGGCAGGGGCCGCAGCAGGAGCGGGCTTGGTCTCCGCAGCGGGAGCCGGGGGCGGAGTATCTGCGCCCTTCATTGCCTCGACTGCCGTAATGGCAGCTTCGGATTGTTTTTGGGACTGAGCAAGGACCACTTCCGCAGCAGGCGCGGCGGCGGTCGTCTCTTTGGCCTTGCGGCCTTTCTTTGGCTCGGTCTCGGCGACGGGAGCGACAGCAACGCCCTTGAGCGCCGCCGTGTTTTCGTTGAGCGCTTTGATAAGCGCGTCGATCTGTTCGTGTATGTTGTTCATGGGAGGAAAAGGGTTTCTTTAGCCGCGCTGAGGGTGTCTCTATTAACCCACAAGACCGCGACTTACCGGGCGTTATTTGGCTATTTTCGGCTTACTAATTCCGACGAGTTACTTTACTCCAAGGCGCAAGGCGGCTAAAGAAAATCAGACCAGCTCTTCGGCTGGGGTTACGAGTGCGTAGCAGGGTTTGAGGTCGGGCCAGTCCATGATGATCTGGACGAGGTCTTGGCCGCGATAGACGCGGTGCGATCCTTCCGGGCCTGAAGCCTGAAGATTGGTGGCGGCGACGTAAGCCGAAACCGGCTCGATCACCTCGCATTTGACCCGGAGGGTCCAGTTGGCGAGCTGGGTTTTCTGGATCGAAACCAGCTCGTTGAAATCGTGTCCGTGGCGGTCTTTCATGGGAATACCAATACTCTTTTAGTCTTTTTGCGGGGGCGTCAACAACTAAAACGAAAAAAGTTTTTCAGAGCAAAGTCGCCCGCTGATGCGCGATTTCAACGGCGTCCACCGAAGCACAGTTGCCCCAGAGTTGATGGTAGTCGCCGTCGATGCGCGTGCGGGCGATCTTCGTCCATCCCAGCTCGCGCAACACCGCCGCAAGGGCTTGGTCGGTAAACTTCGGCAGGTTGGTCGAGTCCATCGCGGCCCGCAGGCAGGACATCGAAAGAATGTCCGGCTGAACCAGCGGGCCGGGCGTGTCGGCAATCGCCTGCGAGACGGAAGCCTGAAGCGGCGACGCGGCGTTGATCGCAAATTCGCGCAGATACGGCGTGATGACGGCGCGGCCCTTGGGCGAGAACAACGGGCTGAGTTTGTAGTTGCGGAGGTAGGACAAAAGCCCGCCCGCGTTCTGCGACAGCATGGAAAACAACTTCGTGAAATACTTTTCTCCGCCCATGCGCGAAACGGCGTCGGGAGTTTGTAGTTTCGATTGCACTACAAAGTAGCGGCGGTCGGAGTCGGTGATGGCGAGCGCGTCCTGATAGTTGGTAAACATGAGGTAGTTCGCGTTGTTGGGGACCATCACGGAGTCCTCGCGCATCCGACGCACCGACACGAGTTCGTCGGTGATAAACGGCTTCAGTTTGTCCATCACCGCATGACGGTTCGATCCGATGATGCGGACCTCTTCCATGACGACGAGTTGCTGACCGTAGGCCCAAGCCGTGTATTTGTCCTCCATCACGAGTTGCGCGGAAACTTTGGTGACGTTGCGCCGACCGAGGACCGCCGACATCGCGGCGGCGAGGAACGATTTGCCCGCGCCTTGCGCCGACTGGATCAGCGGAGCCCAATTCACTTTCTCGCCCGGTTGCTGGACTTGGAACGCGAAGAAGGATTGCAGAATATCCCGGTAATCCGACTCGGCAAAAAGATTTTCAAAATGCCGCGACCAGACCTCGCCCGCTTCGTCGGCGCGGCTGTCGTCAACTTTCAGGTGCGACGGTCGGTAAACATTTACGTAGGGAATCCCCTCTTCCTGAAAATGCCGTTTGCGCTTCGGCTCGTAGCGCAAGCCCTCGACGGCGGGAACGCTCAAAACTTTGACCGCAAAATCCGTTGCCTTGTAACTCGTCTCGCCGGTCTCGGGGGCGGTGTAAAGCGTGTTGAAAACCTCGGGGGAAAACTTGCGGCCCGTGTTCAGGTGATAAAACACGTTCTCGGACGTGACGAAGACCAGACCGTCCGCCCACTTGGGTCTCTCGTCCGCACCGGGCTCGTGCTTGGCAATTTCCCGCTTCAGGTCGGTGACGCTTATCGGCATCCCGCGCTTGCCCAACTCCGAGCGGAGTTTCCCGACCAAAAGTTTTTTCTCCAGACTCCCGAGCGCGGCCCCGGCCTTTGCCACCAACGCCGTGCCTTTGTCGATCAGCTCTTCCGTCGAGGGGTTCGACGCAAGCCAGTCCTGAACCTCTTTGCTCGCCCGCTCCGCCAGCTTGGTCGAGGACCAGCCCGCGACGGACGCACGGCGCAACACCGACCGGAGAGTCAGCGGGGTGCGGTTGGGGTTTTCCTTCAGAGTTGACCAACGATACGCCGTCTCCTCCGCGTCCTCGTATTTGCTCCCCTTGGCGCTCCACTCGTCCCAAAGCGTGTAACCCTCCTCGCCGAACTGATGCTTCAACCCCATCGCGGTCTCAATCCATTCCTGCATCGTGCAGTCCGGGTCGAGGAACGTCAGAGCCTCGCGGGCGTCGTCCAGCTCGACGCCTTCGACCCGCTGGCGCAAATGCTCAAAACCCGTGGGCTCTGAAACGTGCTGGACGGGAGTTGTCCCCGCGTCGGCGTCCGGGTCAATGTCCGCAGACATAAGCGGCAAACCCTCAACGGATGACACCAGCTCGCCGGGTTCCTCCCCGGCGAAAATCGTGGGCCAATACATCGGTTGCACCGGCACCTGCGACTCGGAGTTGACCGAGTCAAGCCCGAGCAACTTGGCAATGTGGGCGACGGCGGCGGAGTAAAGCGTCAGCGGCAGGCGATCCGCCGCAACCAGCACGCGCAGGCGGGGCGAGTCGGCGGTCGAGCTGGCGGTGTGCCAGACGGCAAAGCTGAAGCCCTGAAGACCGACCCACTTCTGGGCCAGCAAGTCGTCGGCCTGCTTCGGATCGTCCACGTCGAGGGCGACGAGGCTCGCGTGACTCGCGTGCTCCCCGCGCCGGGGCGACGGCGAAGCGCGGAACGCGGCAGGCACGACGAACTTGGTCTTTTTGGCCGCACCCTGCTCTTTCTTCGGCAAGGCATGATACTGCGCCCGCGTGATGGACAGGCGGGTCGGCTCGGCCAAAGCCGCGACCAACTCGGGAAAATTCTTAAACGTGGCGACAACTTCGCCAAGATTCGTGCCGGTGAAAATCATTTTGAAACAAGTCGGGCGGTTTTGAGCGCAGCACGGTAACGCGCCTGAAGCTCGGGGGTGGCAACGTGAAGACCGGCTTCGACGTTGGCTAGGTAAATCGTGCTGAAGCGAAGCGCACGGGCGAGAATCGACAACTGAACTTTTGCCTTGATCCTCTCGTCTTTCAGGAGTTGGCCGGGAGGTTTCATGGCTTCATTGCGGCGTGGAAAGCATTGTCCTTGAGCCGCTCCACCTCAGCGCGGAGGCGTTGAGCCTCCATGCAAGCGGTGTCGCAGACCGTTGTTTCGCGGGTCACGTCAGCTTTTAGTTGCTCGTTCTCGGCGCGGAGGCGGGCGAGTTCGGACAAAAGCCATGCGACAAGCTTAGCGAGATCAGGCCACGTCTCAGAGTGCTCGGGGTGTGCGTCCTGCCACATTTTGATTCCGCGTAGATTGGCGGAAAACATTAGGTCGAATGCCGCCTGCTTAGCGGCGCACTCCGCCTTCGCGGCGGCGAGTTCAGCAAGCACGCGGCGGATGTCGGCGGCGTGCTCCCTCATGTCGGAACCGGCGAGTGTTACGGATTCTTTAACGTATTCACAGGCTAGGGCAACGGCAAGCAAGCCGTCATCCGTGCGCGGCGTGGCGGTGGGGATGCTCATTTGCGGGCCTTTCGTTTGCAGGGGATGCCTGCGGCGGCGAGGGCGGCGCTAACTGCATCTCTGTAAATCTCTTGGTTGTCCCAATGCAAATTTCCCCAAGTTTCGTCATCTTTGCGGTTGCACATCGCCTTTGCAGCCCGCTCCACAATATCCTCCACGTCGTCCAGCGGGATGACGGCGACCCGGATGGGTTTGGCGCAGCCTGCCGCCATAGCTTCAGCCTGCGAGCGTGCGGCGTGAATCAAGGGGCTATTGAATCCGGCGATGTGATAATAATTCGCCCACATCACGCGGGGCTTAGGTTTGGTCTTCATTTTTTAATCTCCACTTGCGCCCGCAGTCGGGCATTTTCCGCCATTAGGTAAAAGTGCCGCTCCTCGGCCAGCGTCAAGCGTGCCTCTAGGTCGGCTATCATCGCGGCCTGAACCTCGGTTGGAGTTGGGTCTGTGGCTTTCATGTTTTTGAGTTGAGCCCATCGCTGGGCGGGTTTTGGTTGTGGTTATGAAATTTAACTACTCGATCCCGATGCCTTCCGCTCCGAGTCACCGCCAGAATCAGGCGATGATGCGGGAGAACAAGAACCAGCACGCTGTTGCGCTTGGGAAAATGACTTCTCCAGAGAAGGCGAAAGCGGCAAAGATAAACGGACAGAAGGGTGGGAATCCGAAGGACTTTTAGGCACCGCAAGCCAGTGGGTGTAACGCTCGGCCCCGTTGCCGTTGTCGGGGTAGAACCGACCGGCGCTGATGAATCCCGAGAGGGCTTCGTATCTGCCCGCCAGCATCGCAATGACTCGGGTGTATTCGCTCGGAGCCGTCTCCGGGGTCTGCCACTGTGGTTGTTTGCGGGTCAACACCTCTTTGGTGTTCAGGCATTTTGACGCCGGTTCGGTCTTCGCAGATATGGCGCTGAACGAAACGACGGTGAACTCTCCGGGAGTAATCTCGCGGAGGACTAATTTATACTCGCGGAATTTGGGCTTCATTTGATTTTTCCTTGGGCTCTGAGGATTGCGATGATGATTTTGTTGCGGATGTTTTCCGATCCGGGCCACGACAAAGCCACGGCGAGGACCGTTCTGGCCTCGATCAAAGCGTCCAGCATTTGCGGCGCTGCGGCCACGAGATGCGCCCGCTCGGGCGGGCCGTCTCGCATTTGGCAAATGATCGCGCCGGAGGACAGACCCCAAGACTCGTCGCGGGGGTCGTGACCGTAGCTCAACTCCGCGTCGCTCGTGACGACGTAGCGGTGGTCGTGGAACGGGTGTTTGCCCGCGTGTTGCGGACAAGGCATGATTTTCCAAGTTTGGGCTTCGGGTGTCATAAAATTATTTCCATTGCGCCCAGCGCTGGGTGATTTCTTCACGGTTAAAATACCTCGGGTATTCGTCCAAGTTGATAAAGCCGTAATACTCCCCGACCGTGCGCCAAGCCTGCGCCCGTTGGAGCGGGTCTTCGGAAGTAAACTGCCCGGTGATGTCCGCGACGCTCTGGCCGGTGAATGACGCCAACTCCTGCAAATCCTCGACCGAGCCAAACCAAGCGGCTTTGCCGGGATGAAACCGATTGTCTGAGATAAACCCCTCGGGGTGCAGGGTGCAGGTGTCGCATACGATCCGGCGAACCTCCCAGACTTCCCGGCCCGTGTCTTCGGGCGTTTCAAGCAACTCGCACTCGGGGGCGTAAACGCCGGTTTCGTCAACGAACACGGCGTAGCCGCCGTGCTCAATCGGGTTGGCGTCGCCCAAATTGGCGACGAATTTCCATACAGGTTGTTGGCTCTTCATTTTGTTTCGGTTTTTGGGTTTGTCCCTCCCGGAATGGGTGGGAAAAATACTTAATTAGTCTTACTCTGCCGATACGGATTTAGTATCTCCTTGCCGTTGTCAACAGGTGTTTCGTTTTATTTTTTAGCCAAGGGGAGCCCAGCGCTGGGCTCTTTACCCCTCAGCCCAGCGCTGGGCTCTCCTGATTCTCCCCGAGCGTGGCGGCGAGCTGGCGTTGGTAACACGGAACACAAACGGTGAGACGAACGGGGAGCGACGTGCGGGCGGCAAGCGCAACGGCTTGGGCCTTGTCCGGGCATCGGTCGCACACGCGAACGTGGGCAAACGTGCCGTGCAGGCTGGCGGCGTAGCCAAGCCACGCGGCGGGGAAAGCGTGGGGGTCGAGGTTCGGTTTCATAGGGGCGGGAGGATCGGACGAAAAGAGGTAGGCAATTTCTTCCTAGGGTCTTCACCCTAGGAAATTTTTGCCTAGGGTCTTCACCCTAGGAAATTTTTGCCTAGGGTCTTCACCCTAGGAAATTTCTGCCTATTTCGCCCGGTGCGGTGAGGCGGTGAGGCGGTGAGGCGGTGAGGCGGTGAGGCGGTGAGGCGGTGAGGCGGTGAGGCGGTGAGGCGGTGAGGCGGTGAGGCGGTGAGGCGGTGCGGTCCGGTGCGGTGAGGCGGTGAGGCGGTGAGG